AATCCTTCTACAAGTTTATGATTTCCTTTTGCATTATAAAATGAATCGTTATGTATTCTGTGTAATACCAATACTTCAGGACAATTATAAAATTTTCTTTTTAATTGTCTAATACGCAACCACATATCGTAATCATTTAATCCTATCATATCTTCGTTCCAATAGCAAAATGATTTCTTTATAATGGAACTAGAATTAATTATTGGATTCACCAATGTAAAATCATAACTACTAATATCTCCTATGGGAATTTTTGGTATAATACCGGGTTTATCGCCAAACCACATGCAATTACTACCTATCACATCAAAATACTTTAAAAAGGGTATTTGAATTTGTAACTTATTCGGTCTCCAGATATCATCTACATCTAGAATGGCAATATAATCGTATGAACATAATGTTGTCAGTTCGTTTAAGGTTGCTGATTTGCCTTTAATATTATAGAAATCAAAAACTCTGATTTTACCAGTTTCGCATTTTTTTTCATACGTTTGCGCTATTTTAAAAATATTCGAATCTTTTGGATGACCGTTTATGCCTATTAATAATTCCCAGTTATTAAAAGATTGGTTTATTACAGAATGAATAGATTCATCTATAAATTCTATTCCATTATAAATAGGAATTAAAATACTTATCATTTTAATATTCTCATTTACTATTTTTATATTATTTAATCGAATTAAAGAATATATTTAACTAGTATATGACACAACAAAATAAAAGAAAAAGAAGCAAAACAAATAGGAGAACAAGAAGAAAAAATAAAAAAACACGATTCGGACGTAAAAAGACTCGTAAAGGTGGAACAATTCTAGGAATGGGACAAGATGGTTGCATTATTGATTCTCTTTCTTGTGGTCAATTTTCGAGAGAAAATGGCTACGTAGCTAAAATTTTTAATAAGGAGGTTACAATAAATAAAATGATACATAATAAACTAGCACAAATTGACCCCAATAACCAAAGGTTTAATAGATATTATTTCCCTTTAGATAACGAATGTGACCAAGATATGAAAACAAATCCAGATGTACTTGCTTGTTTCAAAAAAAATGGAGAGTTTAATGATACAATTATTTTTGAAAAATATTTAATACCGATGACCCCTAAAAAAATGACAAAAGCTCAATACAGATATTTGCGCGAATCCCTTGAAATATTAAAAACAAACGGAATTTCGCACGGAGATTTGCCTGATAACATTATGCTGGACCCTCATGACAACTTACCGCGTATAATTGATTGGGACAAATCTGTATTTTCCACAAACGAATCAGATTTTATAATAGATTGGAATGCATTTATATTCCATTACGGCGTGTCTAAACCTGAACGATAACACCCTATTTTAATAATCTTTGAAACATAAACCAATTATCGTAGTTTATATTTTTCTCTCTAGACAAAGAAAAGTGTTTTCGTTGAGAGAAAATACAATCTAATAAAATGGTTTGGTCGTCTTTTACAAGATATCTATTCATCAAATATAATTTTAATTTAAGATTGTACGTAATTGACCACCAATCTACTTTATCTTTATGTATTATAAAAAAACCACCTGCTACTGTGTTTTGCTGTGGTGGTATAGGCTCTGCAGGCAACCCTTTCTGAGTTTTTTTATTAATTAATTTGTATAAGTAATTCACGTGATCATCATTATTGTTAACACATCCATAATATATTAACGTTTTGTCTAATGACATTATTTTTGACCTATTTGGCCATCTAGATAAATATTTTGTATCAAGATCGGTTGGACGATTACGAAAATACCCAATATCACACCAACCATAAAATTCTGTATCAAAATATTTATTATTTGCTGTTTCATTTACAAACCATACTTTTTCAGACCATAACATATTTAATTGCCAGTCTGCGTTAAAACTGGATTTCTCATTAAAAAAAAGATTATTTTTGTGGTTTTCAATCCAATATGATTTGTATTTGTAATTATAAAAATCTTCTAAGGGCTTTAAAACTATTTTAATTTTTGGGTTTTCTCTCGCATAAATATATTTAATACTAATTTCATCGGTATAAATGACTAAATAAAAGTTGTTCACAATAGAAATAAAATGATTCATCCATTCAATATATAAAGTATGGTTAAATTTTGATTTAATAATGTAAAAACAACTAGAAAAAGTTATAGTCATTTGTATGTAACTAAATACACTGTTTATTTTATATTATTAATTGTACCATTATTTATTTGTTCTTTTTTTTACTATAAATTATTTACATTAAAAATAAAATATAAACAAATGAATTAATTAATACTATGATTGAACACGACTTCATATTATTAATCATGAATTGCAAAAAATATGCTGATAAAGCATTACTTCAAAAAAATACATGGTTACGAAATATACCATCACAATTAAAATATTATCATGTTATAGGTGATGAAGAACTTGACGAGCCTTTCAAGTTTGATGAGGGAAATAACGTACTATGGTTAAAAGTTGGAGATGATTATAATTCATTGCCCAAAAAAGTGATTGCTGCTTATCAGGCTATATACGATACATATAAGTTTACTTATATTTTTAAAACAGATGACGATCAAATGCTAGTTAATGTACGATTTTTTGACGTAGTAATAAATGTAATCGCTAATAAGTTTACCACGATACATTATGGAGGAAATGTTGTAGATGTGCCACAATCGTACTTGTCTCAATATCATAGAATACATCCTGAATTGCCATTATATTTGCCTGTATTAAAAACCAAATATTGTAGTGGAAGATTTTACTTTCTCTCTAGAGAAGCTGTTGAACATTTACTTTCAAAGAGAGAACATATATGGAAAGAGTTTTTGGAGGATTATGCTATAGGATATAATTTGTCAGAGCATTATAAGGAAAATATGTTAAAAATTTGCACCGACAATTCTTTTAAAGATATGTAGTATTTAATATACTACAATTTAGTATCATTTTATAAAGTTTTAATAATATTTAAAGGGTTATCTTTACTATTTATATTATGAGTTGTAAATATTTCATTTTAACTAAACCATGTGATAAAGAAGTTGACAATGATGAACATAATCAAATTATTTGTTTAAATTCAAAATCATACATACTGCCAAATTCCAACGTAAATTATTACATTAGTAATGGGTTATTTGAAAAAAATTTAATTTCTTGGGTGAAAATGTTGTGCAGCAAGGATAAAAATATGCTTGATATAGGTGCACATTCAGGCACGTACACAATTAGTTTAGCAGAACACTGTAAACATGTATATGCTTTTGAACCTCAGAAAATGACATTTTATTCATTATGTGGAAGTGTTGCATTATCTAATATAACGAATGCAACGTGCATAAATTTTGGATTAGGTTCTCAAGAACAATCAGGCACTAACGTCTTAAATATTATTAGCAATGATGGTGGGGGGTCAACACTTCATAAAAATAGTAGTGATGTATTAAAAACTGAAGAAATAGAGATAAAAACTCTAGATAGTTTTAATATTGATAATATTGGATTTATTAAAATAGATGTAGAAGACAATGAATTGCAAGTATTAGAATATGCCCAAAATACTTTGAAAAACTCAAACTACCCCAAAATATTATTTGAAATGAATAATTATAATGAAAAATTAGTAGATTTTCTTAAAGGACTAACATATAATATTATTAAAATTCAGAATACTAGAAATATGTATTTAGCGACCGTGTCATAATATTTATTTACACAACAGTTAATAATATTATTTTATATTATTAACTATTTATTTTTAGCTATTTATTTTTACTATTTATTCACATCTTAAACCCCCTTTTATATGTGCTATTTTTTTTAAAAAGTATCATTCTTTTATAAGTTTTCGACTTATCGACGTCTGTACATATTATTTTATTTTTAGTTTCGAGAATTTTTCGCTCTCTTTCTTCGTTTACTTCCATGTTATATCTTGCTTCCTTTTCTTCTTTTTTAATGTTTAAAAATTCTTTCTTTTTAACAATTTCGTCTACGTTATCTTTATTTTGATACGTTTTTGTATATTTAGTCAGTTTATTGTGTAAAGTTACATTATCCAAATTGAGTTTAACTTTAACATTGACGGGTTGTTTGTTGTACAAGTTGTCTACGTAATAATCATTGATTATTTCGACTTTGGTTGTGTCGTTCTCGTCTAATTTATTACATTCAATGGGTTTGTATTCCGGTTCTTCGAAACATGTGCTACAATGGTTGTCATTTACTATGAGATTAATTATGTTTTGATATAAATTATGGTCGTTTTGTGTAATGCTACTGTTTATCATAACAATAATTGTATTTTTGTAATCTTCATCGAATCCACTAGTGTATAATTTGGCTATAATATTTTCAGGGTCTAACGTTTCAAATGTTAGATTGTTTACTTTTACTTTATCATGCTTTTCCATTAAAACGTTGTACAATAATTCTCCATTATACTCAACTTCTGTCACCCCTTTAAATTGGTTTATCAACTTATGCGATTTTGTCATGGTTCCATTATAATAAATTTTATGATTTTTACTTGTGATTGTTTTTTTATTTGGTCTATTGAGTCCTAAAGCATGTTTTTCAAAACATACTAAATATGTATCCTGTGTAATTGTTTTGGTAATAGCAATAATTGGATTATTACGAATAGTGTGGACGTCTGGATTGAGCTGTTCAATAGGAATGTTGCCTTGGTCAGTAGTGACGGGTGTTCCGGCTGGAAAACAAATATTAGATATTACGGATTCAGTATAAGTAAATGTTGTTGAAGCACTAGTTGTGCCTGACACTGATACTATTAACGAGACAAGGCCAGCGTTACCTGCAGGTGTTGTGCATGTTATTTCAGTACTTGACACAACCCTTAAATTATAAACATTAGAGCCTCCAATAGTAACGGTTGCATTGGTAAAATTGTATCCTGTTATGGTTATAGATGTGCCGCCTGTATTTGGACCAGAACTGGGAAAAACGGACGTTATTGTAGGGTTATCCAAATAAGTGTATTGTTTACTATTACTAGTAATACCATCAACACTAGTAACTATTACATCGACTTGTCCAGAGCCAGCTGGTGTGTAACATGTAATTGAAGTATCTGATGATGCTGTTAAGCCAGTTGCAGGATTATTTGTTCCAAAGTTAACGCCGGTCGCATTAAGTAACCCTGTTCCTGTTATGGTTACAAATTGCCCACCTGTAGATATTCCAATTGATGGAGTAATTAATGTTATAATGGGAGGATTTGCTGAATAAGTATACGACAAAACATTGCTAGTGATGCCAGTAGAGCTAGTAACTATTACGTTGACGACTCCAGTGCCGGCTGGTGTAGTACATGTAATTGAAGTATTCGATATTACTATTAACCCAGTAGCAGGATTATTTGTTCCAAAGTTAACGCCGGTCACATTAAGTAGCCCTGTTCCTGTTATGGTTACAAATTGCCCACCTGCACTTATTCCAATATTTGGAGTAATTAGTGATATATAAGGTTGAGTAGTTGAATAAATATATTTTTTACTATTACTAGTGATGTTATTTACTGTAACTATTACATCGACTTCTCCTGCAGCGCCTTCTGGTGTAGTACATGTAATTGAAGTGGCTGTTGCGACTACATCAGTAGCAGAAGAAGTTCCAAACTTAACACCGGATGCACCGAACAACCCTGTTCCTGTTATGGTTACCAATTGACCACCTAAAGTTGTTCCAGTTGCTGGAGAAATTGCTGATATGTAAGGTTTACTAGATGAATAAGTATATGTCAAACTATTACTAGTGAGCCCAGTCGCGCCAGTAACTATTACGTTGACTTGCCCAGTGCCGGGTGGTGTGTAACATGTAATTGAAGTATTCGATAATACTATTAACTCAGTAGCAGAAGCTGTTCCAAATGTAACACCGGACGTAAATAATAAATCAAATCCTGTTATTGTTACAAATTGACCACCTAAAGTTGTTCCAGTTGATGGAGTAATTAATGATATAAAAGGAGCCGCAAGTATATAAGTATATGGTGTACTATTACTAGTAGTCTCATCAGACCCAGTAACTATTACACTTACTTGTCCACTGCCAGGTGGTGTATAACATGTAATTGAAGTAGCCGATTCTACGACTACATCAGTAGCAGAAGCTGTTCCAAACGCAACGCCTTGGGCGCCGGTTAAATTTGTGCCTGTTATGGTTACAAATTGATTACCTGTAGTTATTCCAAATCTTGGAGTACTTAATGATACAAAAGGTTCACTAGTTGAATAAGTATACAGCAAATAATTACTAGTGACGCCAGCAACCGTAACTATTACGTGGACGGCTCCTGCACTGCCGGGTGGTGTATAACATGTAATTGAAGTGTCTGACGTTACGACTACATTAATGGCATCATTAGTTCCAAACATAACGGTGCTTGCACCGAACAACCCTGTTCCTGTTATGGTTACCAATTGATTACCGGCAGTTGTTCCAGTATCTGGAGAAATTAATGATATATAAGGTTGAGAAGTTGAATAAGTATATGTTAAAAAATTACTAGTGATGCCATTTACTGTAACTATTACATTTACTTGTCCAGTGCCTTGTGGTGTATGACAAGTAATTGAAGTGGCTGTTGCGACTACATTAGTGGCAACACCGGTTCCAAACTTAACGGTTCCACCGGTTAAATTCGTTCCTGTTATGGTTACCAATTGTCCACCTGCAGTTGGGCCAGTTGCTGGAGAAATTGCTGATATGTAAGGTGCAGTAGTTGAATAAGTATACTGTAAACCGTTACTAGTTATTCCACCAGAGCCAGTAACTATTACATTGACGGATCCTGCTGTGCCTTGTGGTGTAGTACATGTAATTGAAGTGGATGTTGCGACTACATTAGTAGCAGAAGATGCTCCAAACGTAACGCCTTGGGCACCGGTTAAATTCGTGCCTGTTATGGTTACTAATTGCCCGCCTGTACTTATTCCTGAATTTGGAGAAATTGCTGATATGTAAGGTTGAGTAGTTGAATAAGTATACGTCAAATAATTACTAGTGACGCCAGCAACCGTAACTATTACATTTACTTGTCCAGTGCCTTGTGGTGTAGTACATGTAATTGAAGTGGCTGTTGTGACTACATTAGTGGCATCACCGGTTCCAAACTTAACGGTTCCACCGGACAACCCTGTTCCTGTTATGGTTACTAATTGACCGCCTGCAGTTGGTCCAGTATTTGGAGAAATTGCTATTATATAAGGTTCAGTAGTTGAATAAGTATATAGTTTACTATTACTAGTTATACTATTAGAGCCAGTAACTATTACGGCGACGATTCCAGTGCCGGATGGTGTAAGACATGTAATTGAAGTGGCTGTTGCGACTACATTAGTAGCAGAAGCTGTTCCAAACTTCACGGATGCACCGGTTAAATTCGAGCCTGATATGGTTACCAATTGCCCACCTTCAGTTGTTCCAGTATCTGGAGAAATTAATGATATATAAGGTTGAGCAGTTGAATAAGTATATAGCAAATAATTACTAGTGATGCCAGTAGAGCCAGTAACTACTACATTGACTTGTCCAGTGCCGGCTGGTGTATAACATGTAATTGAAGTGTTTGACACATATCTTACCACAGTAGCAGGATTTATTCCAAACATAACGCTGGTTGCACCGAGCAACCCTGATCCTGTTATGGTTACAAATTGCTCACCTGCAGTTGTTCCAGTTGCTGGAGTAATTAATGTTATAATAGGAGCATCGGATGAATAAGTATACGTCACAAAATTACTAGTGATGCCATTTACTGTAACTATTACATTGACTTGTCCACTACCGCCTGGTGTAGTACATGTAATTGAAGTGGCTGTTGCGACTACATTAGTAGCAGAAGCTGTTCCAAACTTAACGGATGCGCCGGTTAAATTCGTGCCTGTTATAGTTACTAATTGATCGCCTGTACTTATTCCAGTATTTGGAGAAATTGCTGTTATATAAGGTGCAGTATTTGAATAAGTATATTGAAACTCATTACTAGTTATCCCATTTACTGTAACTATTACATTGACGGATCCTGCTGTGCCTTGTGGTGTACGACATGTAATTGAAGTGGTTGTTGCGACTACATTAGTAGCAGAATTTGTTCCAAACATAACGGATGCACCGGTTAAATTCGTGCCTGTTATGGTTACTAATTGACCACCAAAAGTTGTTCCAGTATCTGGAGAAATTGCTGATATGTAAGGTTGAGCAGTTGAATAAGTATACGTCAAATAATTACTAGTGATGCCAGCAACCGTAACTATTACATTGACGGGTCCACTGCCTTGTGGTGTAGTACATGTAATTGAAGTGGCTGTTGTGCCTAAAATAGTGGCAACACCGGTTCCAAACTTAACGGTTCCACCGGACAACCCTGTTCCTGTTATGGTTACAAATTGTCCACCTGCAGTTGGTCCAGTATTTGGAGAAATTGCTGTTATATAAGGTAGAGCAGATGAATAAGTATATGTCAAAATATTACTAGTGATGCCAGCAACCGTAACTATTACATTGACTTGTCCTGCAGTGCCGGATGGTGTAGTACATGTAATTGAACTGGATGTTGCGACTACATCAGTGGCAACACCGGTTCCAAACATAACGGATGCACCGGTTAAATTCGTGCCTGTTATAATTACCAATTGTCCACCTGCAGTTGTTCCAGTATCTGGAGAAATTGCTGATATGTAAGGTGTAGCAGATGAATAAGTATACAGCAAATAATTACTAGTGATGCCAGTAGAGCCAGTAACTATTACATTGACTTGTCCAGTGCCTTGTGGTGTAGTACATGTAATTGAAGTGGCTGACGTTGTGACTAAATTAGTGGCAAAACCGGTTCCAAACATAATGGTGCTTGCACCGAGCAATCCTGTTCCTGTTATGGTTACTAATTGACCGCCTGTACTTATTCCAGTTGCTGGAGAAATTGCTGTTATGTAAGGTTGAGTAGTTGAATAAGTATATAGTAAAATATTACTAGTGATGCCAGCAACCGTAACTATTACATTGACTTGTCCTGCACCGCCGGATGGTGTAGTACATGTAATTGAACTGGATGTTGCGACTACATTAGTGGCATCACCGGTTCCAAACTTAACGGATGCACCGGTTAAATTCGTGCCTGTTATGGTTACTAATTGACCGCCAAAAGTTGTTCCAATCGCTGGAGAAATTAATGATATGTCAGGTGCAGTAGTTGAATAAGTATACGGAGAACTAGCACTATTGATGCCATTCGAACCAGTAACTATTACATTGACTTGTCCTGCAGCGCCTTGTGGTGTATGACATGTAATTGAAGTATCCGATAATGCGACTATATTAGTGGCATCATTAGTTCCAAACTTAACGTTGGTTGCATAAAGTAAATTTGATCCTGTTATGGTTACCAATTGATTACCTGTAGTTGTTCCAGTATCTGGAGAAATTAATGTTATAGTAGGAGCATCGGATGAATAAGTAAATTGTAAACTATTACTAGTAGCAACCCCGTCAGATCCAGTAACTATTACGAGGACGGCTCCAGTGCCTTGTGGTGTAAAACATGTAATTGAAGTGTCCGATGTTGCGACTAATCCAGTGGCAAGAGATGTGCCAAATGTAACGCTGTCTGCATCGAATAACCCGGTTCCTGTTATGGTTACCAAATCACCACCTGCAGGTGAACCGTACAATGGATCAATTAATGATATATAAGGTTCACTAGATGAATAAGTATATGTTACAAAATTACTAGTGATGCCATTTACTGTAACTATTACATTGATTGGTCCTTCAGCGCCGGATGGTGTAGTACATGTAATTGAAGTGGCCGATGATGTTACATTAGTAGCAGAAGCTGTTCCAAACTTAACGACTGCACCGGTTAAATTCGTGCCTGTTATAGTTACTAATTGACCGCCAAAAGTTGTTCCAGTATTTGGAAAAATTGCTGACATATAAGGTTCAGTAGCTGAATAAGTATACTGTAAAATGTTACTAGTGATGCCAGTAGAGCCAGTAACTATTACATTGACTTGTCCAGTGCCGGATGGTGTAGTACATGTAATTGAAGTGGCTGACGGTGTGCCTAAAATAGTGCCAATACCGGTTCCAAACGTAACGCCTTGGGCGCCGGTTAAATTCGTGCCTGTTATGCTTACCAATTGACCACCTAAAGTTGTTCCAGTTGCTGGAGTAATAAATGTTATATAAGGTTCAGTAGATGAATAAGTATATAGCAAAAAATTACTAGTGATGCCAGCAACCGTAACTATTACATTGACTTGTCCTGCAGTGCCTTGTGGTGTAGTACATGTAATTGAATTGGCTGATGCGACTACATTAGTAGCAGGAGACGCTCCAAACTTAACGGTTCCACCGGACAACCCTGTTCCTGTTATGGTTACTAATTGATCACCTGCAGTTGTTCCAGTGCTTGGAGTAATTGCTGATATGTAAGGTGCAGTAGTTGAATAAGTATATGTCAAAAAATTACTAGTGACGCCATTTACTGTAACTATTACATTGACTTGTCCTGCAGTGCCTTGTGGTGTAGTACATGTAATTGAAGTGGCCGATGATGTTACATTAGTGGCATCACCGGTTCCAAACTTCACGGATGCACCGGACAACCCTGTTCCTGTTATGGTTACTAATTGCCCGCCTGTACTTATTCCTGAATTTGGAGAAATTAATGATATATAAGGTGTAGCAGATGAATAAGTATACGTCAAATAATTACTAGTGACGCCAGTAGAGCCAGTAACTATTACATTGACTTGTCCTGTGCCTTGTGGTGTAGTACATGTAATTGAAGTGGCTGTTGCGACTACATCAGTAGCAGAAGTCGCTCCAAACTTAACGGTTCCACCGGACAACCCTGTTCCTGTTATGGTTACAAATTGTCCACCTGCAGTTGGTCCAGTATTTGGAGAAATTAATGATATATAAGGTGTAGCAGATGAATAAGTATATGTCACAAAATTACTAGTGACGCCAGTAGAGCCAGTAACTATTACATTGACGATTCCAGTGCCTTGTGGTGTAGTACATGTAATTGAAGTGGCTGTTGTGACTACATTAGTGGCATCACCGGTTCCAAACTTAACGGTTCCACTGGACAACCCTGTTCCTGTTATGGTTACTAATTGTCCGCCTGTACTTATTCCTGAATTTGGAGAAATTGCTGATATATAAGGTGTAGCAGATGAATAAGTATACGTCAAATAATTACTAGTGACGCCAGCAACCGTAACTATTACATTGACGATTCCATTGCCGGATGGTGTAGTACATGTAATTGAAGTGCCTGACGTTGCGACTACATTAGTGGCATCACCGGTTCCAAACATAACGGATGCACCGGTTAAATTCGTGCCTGTTATGGTTACCAATTGCCCACCTGCAGTTGTTCCAGTTGCTGGAGAAATAACTGATATAATAGGTGCAGTAGTTGAATAAGTATACAGTAAAATGTTACTAGTGATACTATCGGCCCCAGTAACTATTACATTGACTTGTCCTGCAGTGCCTTGTGGTGTAGTACATGTAATTGAAGTGGCCGATGATGTTATATTAGTAGCAGAAGTCGCTCCAAACTTAACGGTTCCACCGAGCAACCCTGTTCCTGTTATGGTTACCAATTGTCCACCGTTATTTGTTCCAGAATTTGGAGAAATTACTGATATATAAGGTTCAGTAGTTGAATAAGTATACTGATAACTAGCACTATTGACGCCATTCGCGCCAGTAACTATTACATTGACTGCTCCTGCAGCGCCGGATGGTGTATTACATGTAATTGAAGTATCCGATAATGCGACTATATTAGTGGCAACACCGGTTCCAAACTTAACGGCGCTTGCATTAAGTAATCCTGATCCTGTTATGGTTACCAATTGATTACCTGCAGTTGTTCCAGTTGCTGGAGAAATTAATGTTATAACAGGTCCACTAGCTGAATAAGTATATGTCAATACATTACTTGTGATGCCAGATACTGTAACTATTACATCGACGATCGCTCCTACAGTGCCTTGTGGTGTATAACATGTAATTGAAGTGTCCGATACTACGACTATATTAGTAGCAGCGCCGGTTCCAAACATAACGGCGCTTGCACCGGTTAAATTCGTTCCTGTTATGGTTACCAATTGTCCACCTAAATTTCCTCCAGTATTTGGAGAAATAACTGATATAATAGGTGCAGTCGTTGAATAAGTATACTGTACAAAATTACTAGTGTTCCCATCAGATCCAGTAACTATTACATTGACAGTTCCTGCAGTGCCTTGTGGTGTATAACATGTAATTGAAGTGGCCGATACTACGACTATATTAGTAGCAGCGCCGGTTCCAAACATAACGGCGCTTGCACCGGTTAAATTCGTTCCTGTTATGGTTACTAATTGAATACCGGCAGTTGTTCCAGTATTTGGAGAAATTGCTGATATATAAGCAGTAGTAGTTGAATAAGTATACTGTAAACCATTACTAGTGATCCCATCATATCCAGTAACTATTACATTGACGGATCCTGCAGCGCCTTGTGGTGTATAACATGTAATTGAAGTATCCGATGATGCGACTACAGTAGCAGCAAGAGCTGTTCCAAACTTCACGTTGAGTGCATTAAGTAATCCTGATCCCGTTATGGTTACAAATTGTCCGCCTGCAGTTGTTCCAGTATTTGGAGAAATTGCTGAAATAATAGGAGCCGCACTTGAATAAATATATGGTTTACTATTACTAGTGTTACCATCAGAACCAGTAACTATCACGGAGACTATTCCTGCAGTGCCTTGTGGTGTATAACATGTAATTGAATTGGCCGATGCGACTACATTAGTAGCAGAAGACGCTCCAAACTTAACGGTTCCACCGGACAACCCTGTTCCTGTTATGGTTACAAATTGCCCACCTGTAGTTGTTCCATTTACTGGATTAATTGATGATATATAAGCAGTAGTAGTTGAATAAGTATATGGTTTACTATTACTAGTGATCCCGCCAGCAACAGTAACTATTACATTGACGGATCCTGCAGCGCCTTGTGGTGTATAACATGTAATTGAAGTATCCGATACTGGGAATAACCTAGTGGCAGCCAAAGTTCCAAAATTAACGTTGTATGCATTAAGTAATCCTGACCCAGTTATAGTTACAAATTGTTCGCCTGTAGTTGTTCCAGTTGATGGAACAATTGATGTTATAATAGGAGCAGTATTTGAATAGGTGTACGGCAAAATATTACTAGCGATGCCAGTAGAACCAGTAACTGTTACATTAACTGTTCCACTGCCTTGTGGTGTATAACAGGTAATTGAATAGGCCGATACTACGACTATATTAGTAGCAGAAGCTGTTCCAAACTTAACGTCTTGGGGGGCGGTTAAATTCGTGCCTGTTATGGTTACAAATTGCCCACCGGCAGTTGTTCCAGTTGACGGAGAAATGTATGTTATACTAGGAGCAGTAGTTGAATAAGTATACGTTGAACTATTACTTTGAGCCCCAAGAATGTACATATTACCCGCACCAGTACCACCAACTGCAGTTTGGTATTGTCCATTTGTGCCTCCCATTGATACTGATAGATTCGTGCTAGCCGAATAGGGGTATAATGTCCAATTCACACCATAATTAGTAGAGTAGCATATAGACGCATTGGTGCTAGATACAGCGGTTTGATATTGTCCCGTTGTATCCATTGCTACAGAAGCCCATCCAGTCGCCAGGTCTCCTGATGCTGTCCAAGTAACACCATTGTCATTAGAGTAGTATATAGCTGTCGTGGTTGTTGCCGTTTGATATTGCCCTGATTCCGACATTGCAACAAAAGTCCAAGCTGCGGCGGTAGAACCAGTAGTAGCCCAATTTGCTCCACCATTAGTAGAACGATAAATTGATGAACCACTTTTTATTGCGGTTTTATATTGTGCATCGCCCGAGCTAATTGCTAAGCAAGTAAACTTTAGGCTTGTTATAAGTGCATCCGGCCACACACCATAACTGCTACTATTATATGAATAACTATTACTTCCACTCCAATAAAACAAACCCATGTACTGCCCACTTGCCGACATTTGTATTGAACTAAAACCTGAATAACCTGCCAAATAATGGGTCCATGTAGGGGTGGTTGCCGTCCCCGAACTAGTTGTGTAGTAACCATTAGTATCAGCACATAGGGCTATGTACGTTCCATTGTCAGAAATAGCACAACTGTTCCAGGTTTGAACACTGGTTGGAAGTCCACCAAGTAATGCCCAAGTAGTGCCATAATCTTTCGACAAGTATGCAAATCCACTCTTAATAACTGCTACTTGATATTGTCCAGTGGTTGGTGACACTGACACATAAGTAAATTTAAGTGTGGAGACAGTTGAAGTTGTATTATTTGACCACGTGGTGTTAGAATTAAAAGCTACTACACTGGTTCCACCAGCGGTGCCAGCTGGTGTAGTACACGTGATAGAAGTACTTGAATTAACAGTTGCGGGAACAGAAATTGTTCCAAATAAAATATTACTTACATCCGCTAACTGAGTTCCTACAATAGATACGACTTGTCCACCGGAAGTTGTCCCAGAAGTTGGGGCTATTGACGATATAGCAGGAGTAGACATAAATTATGTAAATATATATTTCTAAATAATAATACATTTAAAATTATAATTCCATTTAGTAATAAAATGCTAAATATAATTGTAAACATAACAGATTTAGTTGCGTCCAAATATCATCATTGGAGACGATTGTGTTTTTAAATGTGCAACCTTTTGTGCTTTAATAAATTCTACTTTATCCAAATCTGTCATCATTTTAGTATAGTCAGTCGCGCGCTTTTCTATATCACTATAATCTGCTCTTTGTACAACCGTTAGCGGAATTATTAGATACCAATTGTGCTTCCCTTGTATGTGAAACCAGAATTTATCTAAGGCATTGAGCACATGGTCTGCAGGGTTCTTCATCAATTTCTCAATTCCTTTTCTATAATTATGAATGAGAGTATCAAAATAATGACTTTGTACAAGATATCCTGTGGTAGTTTGGCATCTCGTTACTTTTACGCATGTATCGTCTACATTGGTAAATGGAGGCATATTGTTCCCTGCAATTAGCACTACATCAAATGATTTATGTGTTTCTAAAAATTTATTACATTGATTTATGAAAACCTCCGGCTGCAAAAATTTAATATCATCTTCCATGATTAATACATGACTCCATGCATTTTTTTTCGCCATCTCCACAATTTTCAAATGACTTACGCTACAACCTAAAGCTCCATTTGTCAATTTAATAGCCTTGAACCGTTCTGCGTGGATGCCAATAGTAGTCAATTGATTCTCAACGTGCTGTTTTCTATCAGGTCTAGAGTCTAAATTAATGTAAAAAGCGTGCTTTATGTCTGAAATATTATTCATTAAATGTATAATACCAATGTATTTAAATTTAAATTATTTAACCAATTATTTTCTCTCGCATCTTACTAAATGCTTAAAGAAACATTTACTGATTTTGAAAAACAAACTATATCCACACAAATTAAAAATATATCTTTGGAAACGATTGAGAAAGAACTTTTGCAACTTGTTGAAATCGGAAAAAATGCACATACAGCTAGTCCAAGATGTCGTATAGGTAATAATGTTGTAGATTATTTTACATTTCAACAGCGATTAGAAACAAAAGGCAAATACAATATTAACTTTTATGAGTTTGTAGTAAACATTGATGAATTTAAAAATAAAAAATTTATACAGAATATGCTAACATATTATTCCACTGTTAAAAATAAGAATAACACAAAAAACAAAATGGTTGTTTTTAAAGAAGTATATAATATTTGTATTAGCGCTATAAACATTATTAGACCACTTGTCTACATGGAAATATATTCTAAATACAATCCTAAATGTATATTGGATTTTTGCGCGGGTTGGGGAGGGGCGGTCGTTGCATCATCAGTGTTAAACATTCCTAAATATATTGGCATAGAAATAAATGTAAATTTAAAAGAACCTTATGAGAGAATGATAAGCTATTTAAATAAAACGTATAGTACTCAATTTGAAATGATATTTGATAATGCATTAAATATAGATTATAGTTTAATGAATTATGATTTGGTATTTACGTCGCCTCCCTATTATTTTATACAAAAATACGAAAATAATGTGGAATATATTAGTAAAGCAGACATGGATACAAAATTTTATAAACCCATTTTTACAAAAGTATACGACGGTTTACAACCGGGAGGGCATTATATTATAAATGTATGCAAAGAAGTTTATGAGAATGTATTGATAAAATTATTTGGAGAAGCACATGAAGTGTATCCGTATAAAAAAAGTAAACGTCAAAATGATTATAAAGAGATTGTTTATGTGTGGAATAAACCACTTTAAAAAACACCTCCTAATCTTATTCTCGCGCTAGCCTGTGCTTTTGACCGATGACCTATGTATTGCGCATATTGGGCAGAAAATTTATTCGGGGGAGGTGGTGGTTGTTGTGGTTGATTATGACGTTGTTGCATAAGTTGATGTTGTTGCATTTGTTGCATTTGTTGATGTTGTTGCAGTTGTTGATATTGATGCTGTTGCTGTTGCTGTTGTATTTGCTGTTGTTGTTGTATTTGCTGTTGCTGTTGTAGTTGTATTTGCTGTTGCTGTTGCATTTGTTGGTGACGTTGTTGCATTTGTCGCGAGTGTGGATGTAATGGAGTCCGTTCTGCTGTAACAGATTGCCCATCAGTTGCAATTGGTATATTTTTAAAATTATTAAATGCATCATTTTGGACTTCTTTAATTTTTAACGCTTCAATTTCTTTTAAAAGGGACTCTGGCACTTGTTTTCCAATGCTCACTAAATGTTTTGCTACATTTTCTTTGCGTTCTATTGAAGTAGGGTAGTAAGGAATATTAGACCAATTATCGGTAGTTACAACCGTCTGTTTTGTTTCTCTCAACTTATCAGGATTAACAATTTTTCTTTTAGGTTCTCTTAAATCATAATTGTAATATTGATCGCCTTCAAATTTTATATATGTAAGAAAAGTAGATATATTAATAAAAAAAATGTTTGAATTGTGGACCGCAAATATATTGTCATTAGGATTATGAGAATTTGCATCAATTGTAAACTCTAGTTTATGTATGGTTCTTACACCATCTATACCTGTATCTTTATCCATTCGCCAAGGGTCTTTTTTGCTTATTATTCTAGAAATCCCATCAAATAATTGCAATATTTCTGGACTGCCTATATTGTAAAATACGCTACGGTCAATTTTTATGTCCGCTTTATTACAACGTTTTTGCAAAACGTTGTCTTCCATTCCCCATCCCCAAAAACAAGGATATCCATTCAGCTTTTCAAAATCAGACCCTTTGACAACTACAATTCCACCTAAAGCGTACTTAAATCCATAATAGTGCTTTATTGTCCCTTCAGTAGTTTGATAATCAAAAATCTTATTAAATGGAATAGTATCTATATCATTAAAAATAAAAGTGATATCTTTATAATGGTCGGGATATTTCTGTTTAACCGCTAAAAAACCTATATTTTTTGTAGCACCTCTATTAAATGTTCTTGCATCACATTGATGAGAGAAATAAATTTCATAGTCGTCACAATCTTCCAAAATAAAACTCATATATTTGCTAAAAAAGAACTTGTGTTGAACACGATTTCTATAAGGAACTATAAAAACCCGTTTTGGAATTTTATTCTTATCTGACATAATTATTGTAAAGGTTAAAAAATCACTATTTTAATTTATTAATTTCAATCTTTGTATAAAATAACTTAATTACATATTTTAACAAATATATAATGACGTATATTGTCATATTAATTTCATGTTTGTTAATAACTCTCGCAATTTATTGTTTGTATGTTCAACTTTAATAAACAATAAACCAACTCGTATTTAAAGAGTTTATAGAATGTTTATGCAAAGGTGTTAACCCTGTTAATTTTAGGTTTTTTAATTTGTGCCGCTATTTATTGTTTTTACGCTCCAGTTCCAGGTCCCTTTCAATAAACAATAACCCAAACCATATTAGAGGGTTATTATTAATTAATAATATAAAAATGCTCTGTGTCATCGTATTCATTATCATAAATGTCGCAAATATCGTAAATATAATTGCATTAGAACGTAATTGTGTGTCATGCGGGTGGTTTATAAAAAATAATAATGGTATAATAGACGATGGTATGTGCAAGTTGTTCAGTACAACAACAATTCATGGAGTAAAAAAGAATGTTATACATGAATTTGCAAAACATTGTAGAAATAATGAAGATTTTTGCGGGAAAACAGGGGATTTGTATGAAGACATTGTTAAATTAAATCTACAAAAGGAAAAATTGGAACAATTAAGAATTTCAAATATTGATTTATACAATTATGATATTGATGTATACAATTATCACATGTTTTTTTTAAATGATTTTATAGTAAATGATTAAAACGACGAATATTTCTTTATGATGATAGGGGGCAATAAATCATCCTTCACTTTTTCCAGTTTTTTATAACATTTATTAATAGTAACCTCGCTAATTTCACTAACGCTTTTAACATCCCGTTTTGTAATATTCAGCTTACAAAATTGTGATATGAAATAAACCACACCGGCTGCAATAGAATGTGGCGTATTTTCCGGCATAATGTTCATTTTCTCAATTTTCATCGAAATAAACTGACATACTTTTGTGAGTTCATTGTTTATATTTAATTTGCTGCAAAATCGCTCAATAAATGCTTCGGGTTTGGTAATTCCTAAATTAGTCTTATCAGAATTTATCATGTCTTTTTCAATATTATTTATAATTGCCAATGCATTTTTGCACCCCTTTGTTGAGCTCGTAACGTCAAGATGAAATATATGCGCGATTTCCTTGGCTGTTCTCGGAAAATTATTTATTCTACACGATATATAAATAGAGGCCGCCAAAATTCCATCCCTATTATCACCTCTGAATGTTAAATCATATTCTGATATTTTCTTATGATATCTAACGGCGTCATCAATAATCATTTTAGGAATACCTGCATTTTGTGCCATAATAGTGATTATTTGAAATTCATCGTATTGTGATTTTTCTTTATATGGCATCGATTGCCATTCTGTATATCGTCGTATTTTTCTCATTTCGTAGCTCATTGAGCCATTACACAATACTTTACACCCGTAAGAAGATTCTTCCAACAGTGGATTAATAGGCATACCACATCTAGTTGGGTCTGAATTTTGATTATCATCTGCACCATAATATCTCCACTCGGCGGTTTGGTCGACAATGTCTTTGTATATGATGCCACATTTTGAATTCATACATGTCAAAAATCCTTCATCTGAAAACGCTAAATTACTTTCACAACGGTCACACATTTCTCTATTTCCGATGGTTCGATAAAGACATTCCAATGGAACCTTTTCTTTTTTTATATTTGATTCTTCCATTTCAGTATCAAATATATTCCATAAATCTTTTTTATTAATTATACAATCTTTTCGTTTTTTGCTTTTGTCATTAGTTGTCATTCCTTTTTCTTTGTTATAGAAAATAATTTTTTAATTCAATTTTATTTTATATATTTTTTATAAGAAGATATATAATGGGAAATGCCGGTTCAACTAATTCAGAAAAATCAGATAAACAACAATTTGATAATTTTTATGATGTAATAGATTACATTGCAACATATTATATTTTAACAATGGACTTTAAAAGTTTAAGCAAACTTTCAGAAAAAGAGTATTGCAACAAGTTAGTTATTTTAACATCTGACATAATTAACAGACACTTTAACGACACGGAAGTAACCTATTTAGCTCAAAGAGTTAAAAATGGTGTAGATATAAATGAATTGTCCAAAGAACAGGTCACGTACGTAAATAAAGATATGCTTGAAAGTTTAGACGTTTCAAATGATGCAAAAAAAAGTATAAAGAAAAAGCGTGTCTGCATAGGTATCGCAAAATTTTATGTCAAAATAGCCCATATATTTGCGGCTATTGTAATGACAGTAAACCCAGTATATATGTATAAAGATGCAAATGGGAATACAGTTAAAACCGGATTAATGGAAAAGGATAAAATTCCAAAAAATGTGCAAAAAAAATTATACAAATTAAATATTTGTGATAACAGAATACATGCTTTAAAAAAAAATCAATACGTGGATAAAACGACTGACCAAGGTTTTGTGCAACCAAAAGTATGTGATATGAATATAGGTACAAATGGTCAAGTAAAATCATTAGCAGATGAGCCAGGAATTACTGAATTAATGAGGTTATATTTAGATGACAAATATGACTATTCGACGGGAATGTTTACAGGAATGTCAGAATCTACAAAAACACAATTTATGAAAGACTTGAACTTATTCTACACCGTTTTTACTGGCAACAAAACAATGCCCCCTGAAATTACTAAATTTAGTGACATTAAATTGAGGGATTATAAAAGTAAAATGGGATGTCAAGGCCCAAAACCATTTTTGCAAACAAAGTACGCCCTTTCAACCAAAGATGATCTCTTTGTAAAATATGCTACAAATACAAAAAATATGATTAATACTGCTACAAATAATCAAAAAAAATTATTATCTGTAATTAATGATTTATTTACATTTGTGGTGGACCCGTATACAAAAAAGAAAAAAATACGAGTGAATCCAAAATTGACAGATGATACATTGCAAAAAGCGGTAGAAAAAACTCGTAAATTTATAATTGATTTATATGTTAAGTGTGAGGTTGATTATGTAAATGGCGTGAAATTGTATGAAGCAATTGTTGAATCCAAAATATTAGAGACTACACAAAAACAAATTGACAATTTAAAAAAGCATGCAGACCAAATAATTATTGAAACGACCAAAACATCAACTGTAAATCCTACTAATATTAATATTAATCCTAATTTATCAAATGCACCACCTGCACCACCTGCAATCTATGCGCCACAACCTGCAATCTACGCGCCACAACCCATCACTACAATACCTACAAGTTCTACGCCACCGTCGTCATCATCGCCATCTGTGACTTCTACATTACTAACGACACCAACAATGCCAATAACTATGGCATAAAATATATAATATTGTTAAAGTATATAAATGAAAGACGTAATTGGAGTATTTAACCCATTTGGATTAGTTCAAAAAGCAGGTAAAAGAAAAACGAATAAAAGAAAAACGAATAAAAGAAAAACGAATAAAAGAAAAACGAATAAAAGCAAAACAAAAAAGTGGGGTCTATTTAAGTTTATTTAGAACTTTTATACTAACCAACAAATTTTAATATATATATAAATAAATGGCAGTTACCCGTAGCAGAACAAACCGAGTTAAGACTTATAGAAGTCGAGTTAAAAGTTCACCTTGTCGAAAATTAGGCCCCGCGACATGCAGACGCAAGACAGGATGCAAAAGAGCCAATGGAACAAAACGTGCTTTTTGCCGAAAGTCGAAAAACCATCGTGTTTAATATAAATATTATACAAATGTGCATATTTATATTTGTTTTACATTTGTTCTCCAACTGAACCAAATAATTTTCGCGCATTGACCAGCGCTTGCGATTTAAGTACTTGTTTAGCCTTGTCTAAAGAACCTGTTTTCTTCAGCGTGGTTTGTGCAGCATCAATAGCAGTTGTCCAACGCTGTTTTTTATTTTTCATCGTTTTGCTTCCTCCGCGTTTTGACTTACTGCGTGTTGACTTACTGCGTTTACGCTTTAAAAATCGCTTAGTTGCCATTTATATATAAAATATATTTTATTAATAATATATTTTATTGAGTAAAGTGTTAAAATTGGACTACTTTTTAAGCGCGGGCTCTTGAGGCAGCGGCGGCTCTTGAGGCAGCAGCAGCAGCGGCGCGGCCAGCGGAGGCAGCTCTTGAGGCAGCAGCAGCTGCAGATCGGCCCGCAGAAGCAGAACGAGAAGCAGAAGCAGACCGAGAAGCAGATGCGGCTCTAGAGGCCGCAGCAGAGGCAGAACGAGCCGCTGAGGCAGCGCGACCGGCGGCCGCTGAGGCAGCGCGTGAAGCAGATCGGGATCTTCCACGGGACATTGATCTAGAGCGGCTACGAGACATTGAACGACGACGTGATTTTGCCATTTATATATATATGTAATAAAAAAAAATCTAAATTTTGAGAATTTTTGAGATTTTCTAAATTAGTCTCCCCAAACTCTGTTGGTTGAATGCCACCACATTTTATCCCCCTTTTTAACATTGTATATTGTCCTAAATACTTGGAGTCTGGACAATGGAACGTTGGTTCTATATTTATCTAAAGGATGCGGATTTGTTATTAATTGAGAGACTATCGCTTTTTTACTTATATGTTGCCGTTGTTGAAATGCAAAATAGACAAAAAACACTTCAAAAGATAAACGCTGTATAGGCAAAATGTCCATATTTTTCAATTGAAAATCTCTTAAATATTCTAAACATATAGCCAATCCAGAAATGTCTGCTAAATCTTCGCCTATACTAGGCGCTGCGTCGAATTTGATTCCATCATAAGAAGCAAACACTTCGTATTGCTTAATAACATCCGCTTGAATTTTTTTATATTTATTTATGTCTTTTTTTGTCCACCAATTATTTAATCTGCCATATTCATCGTACTTGCTTCCCCAATCATCTAATGCATGCGACATTTCGTGACCAATTGTGAAGCCAATATGTGCTAAATTATACTCGATACCTCTTTCATCTAAATCAACGAAAGGCTTTTGAAGATATCCTAAAGGAACATCTATCCCATTTTGTGATGGAGTATACATGGCATTTACAACGTACGATTGATTGCTCACAAATTTTGGCGGTAGCACTGACCAGTCCACAATAGGTAAATTAATTACTTTTTTGCCGTCAAGTGTTATAGCTAGATTATGTCTAAACTGCGATGTTTTATACAAATTACCCCAGGGATCGTTTTCAATATAATCTAACAAAGGGTCTTTTGTTGTCGTTTTTGATGAACCTATGTTTATTTTAAAATTATTTAATTTTTTTAACGCAATTGCCTTTGTTTTTGGTTGTAGCCATTTATTACGCTTTATTATTCTACTAAAAACCGTTTTTAGATCTTGAGACATGGCTTCCACGTAGCTAATTACTTCTTTATTGTTATACTTGTCAATATATGCATTATTAAGAAATGTGCTAAATGCATAACCAACACCAAAGACAGAATATATTTCAGGGTCTGGTAATTTTCCCTGGCCTAAAAGAAAATGTCCATTAAAATTAAAAAAAATGTGTCGCCCTATCTCATTGTTTCTCTGCGCTTGTCTTATGTACATGTAAACAAAGTAAGTTCTCCATTGTAAACTATCCCACTCTTTTAATAAAAGTTGAGTCATACACAACAAATAATTTAAATTAACCACTATAATTTTTTCTGGCACGTTTGTAAAACCAAGTGCTGTTGCAAACGCTTCCCAGTTGAATCCTAACGAATCGATTGCCTCTTTTTTCGTAACTAAATTATAATTATTTACGTCTGTCTGTTTAATAATGTCGCAACCATATGCATTTACCATTTTAACCTCGCAATCGTAGACATCTTTAACATTAAACCCGTGATTTTTACCAAACGTGTGCTCAAATAATTTATCTAGATAATCAAAATAGGCTAGTTTATATTTTTTTTTATAAGCAACGTTTGTACCATCATCAAAATACAAAGTAATGTCGGAAAATGTTAATTTTCCTGAAGTAATGTACGTTTTGTATATAGTAGGATTTTTATCGTCAACATTTATCATCCATACTATTGGCGCACCCCAAGAAATAATTTCAGATCTATTTATTTTCCCCAACAACTTCCATAAATTATTTTTATCTTTTCTCAATTCGTCTATTTCTGATAAATATTGTAAAGCGTATTTTGATGTCATTTCATTTGTATTTGTTGTTAGTAGTGATTTATGCATTTTATGTATACAAATTCCCAATTCAGTATTTTTTGTAGTAGAGTCAGTTGTATATTTTTGTATAATTTCAATCAATTCTCTATACACTTTATCTTGTACAATTCTAAAATTGTCTACTTGAACTATATATTCTTGACCTGTATTCACTTGGAAGTCGTTTAACCATCTTTCGTTTATATAAGAATAAAAATCAGTATTGGGTGTAATGTTCGATGGACTGACCGCTTTTTTTAAATCATCAATAATTTGTTTTTCTAAATTATAATTAGCCGACGTAAAATCTATTTTTTGTTCTGCAAATTTTTGTTCAACTTTAGCTTCAAAGGGTTCAAACGTTCGACGTTGTTTATCATTACAAACTATTTCTTGGGACGTTTTGTTGGGTAATATTTTGTTGGGTAATATTTTTTTTGTTTTATTAAAGGGTTTGGGTTGGGATTTTGTATTTTTTAATATTTTTAATGTATTTTTGTTTGTATTACTCATTATATTATAGACTGATAAAAACAAATGGTATTTTTATCATTTGTTTAAAAGGATTCATCATCCTCAATATGAGATTTACGGCAGTTTATCATTCATTTTACTTAAAAGAGCATCATTATATACTAAGCTTCCTGAAGGTTTATACGATTTTATCGGCGTATAGTCCTTTTTAGGTTGTTTGTCCTTTTGTTGTAAAATGTCTGCTGGTTTAATATTTAGTGCAAACACAGGCAGAACTTTTGCATCTAGCAATGGTTTATTATCATTATTTCCATCATCTTGTCTAACTCCGTATTCATTAACAATAATGCCCGTTTTATTTTTTAATTCTGTTCTAACGTAATCTGGAACCCAATGTATCCAAGAAATGAACAAAGTATTTGGATGAATATATCTAACATTAAATCCATTATTTTTTAATTTGTCTATTAAATATGCAATGCACGCGCCTTGGTCGTATTTTGGAACGCCAATCATTATTTCAGGAACAGCGAACCAACAAAAATGCTCATCCATTTTTTGTCGTGATGTAGTTTTTATTCGCACGTGTATGCGATTTAATAATTTATTAAAAAGATGCATTTGATTCAAATCATATTGCCTTTTTTTTTCATACAAATCGTCTATATTAATTTTTTCCGAGAAATTTTCTATATTTTCAAGAGTAAATATGTTTGCCATTTAAAATATTGTAGAAAAAAAAGTTATTAAAATAAATGTATTAAATAATATTAAATGACTATAAAACATTTGGTAATTTCTGGAGGCGGTCCTTCTATGATACAATCATTGGCTGCTATACAGCAGTTGGAGGAAAATGGTTTTGTGAATATGAAAAATATAGAAACGATATATGGCACGTCTGCTGGTGCGCTAGTTGGTGTATTGATATGTTTAAAATATGAATGGGAAACGATTAATGATTATATAATCAAACGTCCATGGCATGACGTATTCCCTATCAAAGTCCAAAATGTACTTGACTCATACACAAAAAAGGGTATATTTGATGTTAAAACAGTTGAAAAGTGTTTTAAACCATTGCTAGATGCAAAAGATTTATCTATGGAAATTACCTTAGAAGAGTTTTATAAATATTCTAATATAGAACTTCATTTTTTTTCATTTGAAATAAATGAATTTAAAATTGAAGATGTGTCGTACTTAAATTTTCCAACGTTACCATTATTGGTCGCAGTACAAATGACATGTGGATTACCCGTACTTTTTACTCCGGTTTGTTTAGATAATAAATGTTATATAGATGGAGGTATTGTTTGTAATTATGCTTTAAAGTATTGTGTTGATTCTGGTAAAAAAGACGATGAAATATTGGGATTTAAAAATAAATATGACAAAAATAGTAGTTTAATAAATATTGACTCTACTATGTTGGATTTTATTATGACATTTTTGTTTAAAACAGTAAATAGTTTGAATATGGACCATATTCAACCTGTAATCAAATACGAAGTTATATTTAATACTAGTTTTTTGTCAATTGATGTGTTAAAAAATGCACTTAGGAATATAGACGTTCGTAAAGAATTATTTGCCAAGGGTAAAGAAACGGCTGTAAATTTTTATGAGAATATTACAAACATAATCGTTTAAACATAAAAATTTTTATAGCTTTTAATTAATTATGATTCAACCTAAAAAGCAAATGTACACAATTAAGGGGCAGGGTGATGGGTTTGGTTCACAATACCAGTCTGTAATGTCTGGTATTGCATTTAGCGAGTTAAATAATTACGTGTATGTGCATACTCCTTTTGCTACAATGGAACATAATGTTGATGTAGACAAATTAAATACATTTATTGGCATAAATAATAATCATTTACCTGCAGACGATTTATTGTCTCCAGATATAATTATCCAATCTTATGCGGACAATGTTCATTGGAGCGACAATCCAAGTATATATTATACAGACAACGTTAAACAAAAAATCAGAGGTTTTTATAATAGCACACCAAAACCGGTAATTGAAGATATCGATATTGCTATACATATTCGTAGAGGGGATGTCAATACATGCGTTGCCAACGGTTGTTCCGATTTTGCTAAAAGATTTACAGATAATGCAAAATATATTACACTTATACAAGCATTAAAAATACACTTCCCAACCAAAAAAATTCACATTTTTTCAGAAGGAAACTTGGAGGATTTCAAAGAATTTGGATTAAGTGAAGAAAACTTTAAATTAAATTTGGACGTTATAGAAACTTTTCACAGTTTAGTTTGCGCAAAAATATTAGTAATAGCAAACAGCAGTTTTTCATATTCAAGTGCGATACTGAATGATAACATTGTATACTATATGGACGACTTCTTACGTTTTTGGCATAAACCTTTGAACAATTGGCTGAATGCAGAATCATTTATAAAATGTAAATAGGGAAAAATGCACCTTAAAATCATATTATACTGTTTATAATATGATTGGTATAAATACGTAAAATAAATATATTTAACTTAAAACGGTGTTCAAAAATTGGACTAGTGTTTCCCTTGTTGGTTTTGCGTCGTATTCAATTATCTGACCATCTTTCAACAACTTTATGGTCGGAAATCCTTCTACGTTGTATTTATCCATCATTTTTTCAACTTCCGCATTTTCTGTTGTACAATTAATTTCTGTAAATATAACTTTGTAGCCATTTATAGTTTTATTTTCATACTGTGCCTTTAAGCTTTCCCAAACCGGCTTTGCTGTTTTACAATGGGGACACCATTCTGCATAAAAAAAAAGCAACTCTGCATCTTTGTCCCCAGATTGTGACCCAGATTGTGAAATTAATTCTTTATTTGCTCTATACATTGCATTTGAGCTAGGGACAATGTAAAAATAATAATAAGCACATGCGATGGAAATAAATAATATTACAGCCACTATTAATAATATTGACGTTGTGCCCATTTTGCTCCCAGCCGATTGAATTGTAGACATAAAACTGTTGTTAGTAGCAGGACTGCTATTAAAGTTGACAAATTTATCCATATATACTATACCTCAGAAAAATTAATGATTCTCTTTTAACGAATATGATATAAAGATATTTGCGCATTTTCTTAAAGATGCTGTTTAGAACTATAAGTGGAGAATTAATAGACATAAAAAAATACTCGTTTAAAACTGATAAATTGTATTATGCAAAAATTATGGAAATTAAAATGCCTTTTTCTAAACTAGAAAAAACTTTTTACAACAAAAAGTAATAATATGATTAAAAATACGGCAAATATATAACTGCACATTATATTCATATTTAACTGCGATTTAACCTCTGACGAACTAGAGTTACTTACAGAAATATTTCGCAATAAGTTGGTTTGTAAAAAATTTAAGTATATAGTATATGCTAAAATAACAACAGACACAAGTTTCATGAATAAGCTCGTTTTGAAAAAATTGCTTAATGGGCTAACAATAAAAAGTACAATTAACGCCATTGAAGCAAATGAGCATAAGCACATTTTTTTAGTAATGTCAGTAAATATGGTTAAATTAAATGGGGAAGTATCGCTCATAAAAGTAAATAATATTATAATATAATATTTATTATTTATTTTTTTCTAATTAAATATTATGACACAAACACGCAAAAAAAATACTAGTCATAATACAACTAAAAAAAAGAGGATTTTTTCAAAAAAAGATTACAATGCAGGGGACGGTATGGTAACCAGCATTTGGGGGCCACCTATGTGGCATTATCTTCATACTATGAGTTTTAATTATCCTGCTAATCCTACATGTGAAGATAAAAAACATTATAGAGATTTTATTATTAGCCTGCAATATGTTTTGCCGTGTAAACACTGTAGAATGAATTTAAAAACAAATCTTAAACAACTGCCTCTTAAAATGACTGACATGGCAAATAGGGACTCTTTTTCTAGATATATTTACGAGTTGCACGAATTAGTAAATCGAATGCTTCACAAAAAATCTAATCTTACTTATTGTGAAGTGAGAGAAAGATATGAACATTTTAGGTCAAGATGCACTGATGAAAAACCCAAATTATTTAAATTTAAAAAGATATCTACTAGAAGAAAAAAAGAATTAGGATGTACGGAACCATTATACGGAACAAAATCAAAATGTGTAATTAATATTGTTCCTCAAAAAGAAAAGAGAGACACAATTGTAATAGACAAAAAATGTGTTAAAACGCGATAATAATAAATCATTTTATGTTTCTATAATATAAATACAATACAATGAACATTCCAAAAGAAAACGTCCCAAAATTTAAAAAAAATATAAATTGTGTTAAGCTTGATAAGATTCAATATATTCATAGTTACGTTGATTTTAAAAAAACCATAATTAATAAATTTACAAAACTTATTAAACCAGAATGTATAGATAAATTTTTAAATACTTGTGAACACATGTTTAAAAAAGTAGGTTTAGGTATTTTTGTATATATTCTTAATGGCAAAGTTCATACGTATCAGGTTTTTGCCAATACAACTGAGGCAAAACCGGGTAGCAATAAAATAACCAAAAAACAACTGGCGAGCTATAAAAAAAAGACTCAAAAACTAAAATTTAATATTCTAAAAGATAAAAAGAAATGGGGTTTTTCGAATTGTATGGTCAATTTTAAACACAAGTGGTGGGAAAGATTTTACACAATGGTTTATTTGGATATGTTACAGAAATGTTTAGAAGGAAGCAACATTACGACTTGTTTTTTTATTAATTTATACGATTACCCCGTTCTATATAATCGTAAATGTAATCAACATATTTCCAATGAAGAAACGTGTAAGAATAATATGACGCAACCAAATGAATATATTCCTGTACTGTCTGGTACAACTACAAAAGATTATTATGATAAATGTTTAGTGTATGCGGATTCATGGGAAATAGCCTCTCAAACCGTTTTTTTTAATGAAAATACATGCAAAAATAGATATGATAAAAAAGAATTTAGTAAAATTAACGACACGTGGAACACCAAAAAAGAGGAATTAATCTTTAGAGGAAAAAACAATTCATGTTACCAAAATGATTTTATTAAAAACGATAGGTTAAAGGTATTAAAAGCTTTAAAAGATTTGCATGACAATAATGAACTTTCAAAAAATATAAACATAAATGTAGGCTTAACAGACCTTTCAACAAAATCTATTATTTCAGGAAATAACTTAACCGTTTCGAATAGTCGCGTTATAACAAAACAATTAAAAGAATGGGCAAACGTTGCAGAAATACCAATGACCGCCCAATCAAATTATAAATACATTTTAGACATAGATGGATACGTCACCGCCTGGAGACTTAGTTGTGAATTAAGTTATAATTCGTGCATAATATTAGTATACTCCAAGTATTATTCATGGTTTGACAATAAGTTGGTACACATGAAAAATGTGTACAAAATAAATGTGGAAAGCCCTACTTTAGAGGACGATTTACGTAAAGCTATTAACATGTTTGCAAAAAATGATGCAATTGGAGAAAAAATTGCAAAAGGAGCTAAAAAATTATATAATGAAATTATGAATGTTGAATATATAACCAATTTTATGACGAATCTGTTGTCAGAAAAAGAGTTTAATATATTAATTCCACTAGAAAAATAATGTAATATTTTTATACATATTAAATTATTTTCTGTTATTTTTTCTTTTTCCTTTTTCCTTTTTACATGCCAAATGAGCTGAAATCATTTAATACTGGCGCTGGTAAATAGCTATTATCAATAGCGTTATAATTAGGCACTTTTTTACAATCAAATGCGGGTTCTGGACATCTGCCACATGGAGGGCAAGCCGGACAAGGTTCCTCCCTAGGACAAGCTGATGACATTGGGCATGCTGGACATACGGGCGGAATTACTTCAGACTTTAAAATATACAAATCTTCGCTTCCAGGAGAAATTTGATGGGCTGGAATACCGCGTGGAAGTACGTTATTGTATGGGTCAAAAGGCATATTAGTATTTGTGCCTACTACTGCGTTGCCAGCCGGACCTTGAGCATAATAAGCGGTGTTTCCGGCAGGACCGGTTACTGAACCGGCAGACCCGCCATACGGTCCATTATAATGTGTTGATGTTATATTATTATAAGGGTGGTTATTATAAGGGTTATTATTAACTCCTGCGACCGTATTGCCAGCAGGTCCTTGAGCGTAATATGCAGTATTTCCGGCAGGCCCTGTTACTGAGCCGGCAGAACCACCATGTGGGCCATTATATTGTGTCGAAGGCAGTATAGGTGTTCCAGTACTTCCATAATATTGTGAGCTATTAATAGGAGTAACATTGGAATTGTTAGAGGGACCTTGTTGAGTAAATGTAGCTGAGCCCTGATTAGTCGTAACTTTAATTGCTTCTTGACCGTTTATTGTTGCAACTGTTGCAGACACACCATTAGGACCATAAAACGTAGTGGCACTTCCACTTTGTCCACTATAATTAGTATATCCTTCTAATGGTTTATTAGATTGTGACGGAGTTAATATAATCGGAGCCTCAGCGCTTGAAAGTCTAACGTGTAAGCTTTGGTTTCCATTGGAATCAGACGAAACTTGTATATTGCCTCCATTAGGTCCGTAAAATGTGGTTCCGCTAGATAATTGCGAAGAAGACCCGTTAAAATGATTATAGTTATCATAATTTTGAGTCGACGAAAAAGAATTGTTGTTATTAGGCCCACGGTTAGACACGTTGGTATTGGGTCCATTGACATTATTATTGGGTCCGATATTATTGTAATTTGGAGCGTTTTGTGATGAACTATTATTTGAATGAAATCCTTCTTTATTGCAATTGCCGCCTAAAAAGGAACATAATACTAGGCCTAACAATAAAATGAGGAAAAGAAATAATGATTCAGTGTTCATTGTATAATTTATAGAGTGAAAAAAGTTTAAAATTAAATTGAATTGAATTAAAAAATGTTTTTATAAACAACATCAAATAAATAATGAAGAGCGATTCTGAAAATGCTGTAATTATAGACGATTCCGATGAAGAAGAAATAATTATTATACCTAAAAAAGCAATTAGAGCTAGAAACGTGCAACTTCCACTTAAAAAATATTTCAATGAGGACAAAAAAATATTTGAAATAGGCGTAGATGAAGCTGGCAGAGGCCCTTTATTCGGTCGTGTTTATACAGCAGCAGTCATTTTACCTAAAGATGATACATTTGACCATTCTAAAGTAAAAGACAGTAAAAAATTTCATTCTAAAAAGAAGATTGAAGAAGTTGCTAGTTATATAAAAGCAAATGCTGTTGCATGGTATGTAAGTTTTGAAGATGAAAAAATAGTTGATGAAATTAATATTTTGCAGGCTACACAAAAATCGATGCATACGTCCATTCTAGAAACACGCAGACTGTTTAACAAAAAAATGAAAGATCAGAGTAAACTAGAATGTACTGATTATTCGTACAATTTGCTTATTGATGGTAACTATTTTAACCCAATTACATATTTAAATAAAAAAAGTAACAAATTAGAAACTATTCCTTTTACAACAATTGAAGGTGGAGACAATAAATATACATCTATTGCGGCAGCATCGATTTTGGCAAAAGTTGAGCGTGATAACTATATTAGTGAATTATGTGAACAACATCCTGATTTGGCAGAAAAGTATGGCATTGATAGCAATAAAGGGTATGGGGCAAAAAAACATATGGACGGTATTAAAGAACATGGCATAACTATTTGGCATAGACGTAGTTTTGGCATATGTAAAAACTACGTTTAACAATTTTATAAACGTACTCGTCTACACAATACTACATGCCAACCTGGATAAATAAAAAATTGAAAAGTAATGTAATCTTATATTCAGATTATATTAAATACAAACACACGTTTAAAAATAACACTGCAATTTATTATACAAAATGAAATTCCTTATTTTTGATACTGAAACTACTGGGCTTTCCAAAAGTAAAAAATTAACGCCTGCAACAATTCATTTGTGGCCCTACATTGTTCAATTTAGTTATATTATATTTGATGATACTACTAACACGGTAGTTAAAATATACGATAATGTTATTAAATTGAAACCTTACAACGTGATAAGTGAAGGGAGTATAAAACTTCACGGAATAACGAATGAAATTTCTGAAACAACCGGAATAAATGTTAACGAAGCACTCTTTGAATTTTTAAGAGATATTGAATTTGTTGATTTAGTTGTTGCGCATAATGCCGAATTTGATTTGTCATTAGTAAAGGCTGAATTAATGCGCGCTTGCATAGAACATGAGAAAAATGATGATATTAAACAACATTATGAAACCCAACTAAATAAAATCAATAATTGTAAGAAAATATATTGTACTATGCAAGAATCAATTGATATATGTAAAATAGAAAAAGTCAACAGTCGAGGCACATATTTCAAATTCCCATCGTTATCAGAATTACATAAGCATTTGTTTCAAGTTGAACCTAGAAATCTGCATAATTCATTAAACGATATTCTTATTACGTTGCGTTGTTTTATAAAAATTAGATGCGATGATGACGTACTAGAATACAATCCTGTAATAAAAAAGTTATTTAACAATCTATTGTAACGGGTTTACCCTTATGTTTATGTTGTAACATCATTATATGTTGTTTCCACCAACGTATTTTGTAAAATTATAAATGATACCATTATCAGTAAAAATATTTTTTAATATATTAATTGTTTAATATATTAATCTGTAAATTACTTGTGTGCTTTAGTTTTATGCTGAGCACATTTCACATATTTCATCTTTATCTTCGCTTCTCTCTTTCGCTTCTGGTTCAATAGTAAATTGTTGAGCCTGATGTTTTGCTTTTCTTCTCAAATAATAAATTCCCGTTTTTAATCCTTTTTTCCATCCATAAAAGTGCATCGAAGTCAATGTGCTATAAGTGGGATCTTCTACCCATAAATTTAAACTCTGACTTTGGCAAATATACGCACCTCTATCGGCTGACATGTCAATTACATGTTTCATTGGAATCTCCCACACTATTTTATATTTATTGCGAATATGTTCAGATAAATGTTTTATTTGTTGAATTGACCCTTTATTTGCAACTATATTGTTTTTAATATCATCATTCCATAGTTTTAGTTCAATTAATTCTTTCATCAAATATTTATTTACTACCACAAATTCGCCTGCCAAAGTGCGACGGCTGTATATATTACTTGTAAATGGTTCAAAACATTCGTTAAATCCAAGAATTTGCGATGTACTTGCAGTTGGCATGGGCGCTACAAGAAGAGAATTACGCAACCCTGAGCATGCAATGGTATTCTTTAGTTTTGTCCAATTGTACCTGTCACTAGGTGTGACATTCCACATATCAAATTGTAGAATGCCTTTAGAAGCAGGTGACCCATTAAATGATTCGTAAACACCTTCTACAATAGATAATTCATTGCTTTTTTCAAGTGCCCCGTGATAAATAGTTTCAAATATGTGTTTGTTGACTTCTTTGGCTTCGTCTGAATGAAATGCTATATCCATAAGAATAAAGGTGTCTGCTAAACCCTGAACTCCTATGCCAATAGGTCTGTGAAGCAAATTGCTAAACTTGGTCTTTTCGGTTGGATAAAAATTAATATCTATTACTTTATTTAAATTATTTGTTACGACTTTAGTAACTGAATGCAATTTTTCATAATTAAATTGTTTCGTAATAGGGTCCACAAATGAAGGCAACGCAATAGACGCAAGGTTACAAACTGATGTCTCGTTTGCGTCAGAGTATTGCATTATTTCACAGCACAAATTGCTTGATTTAATAGTTCCCAAGTTTTGTTGATTCGATTTTACATTTGCAGCGTCCTTATACAACAGATATGGTGTACCTGTTTCCATTTGTGAATCTAATATTTTAAACCATAAATCTCGCGCGTTAATAATTTTGCGCGATTTGCCGCTGTTTTCATATTGTTCATACAGTTCCTTAAATTTGTCACCATATACGTCAGACAATCCAGGGCACTCGTGTGGGCAAAATAGATGCCATTTTGCATTTTCCTTTACTTTTTCCATAAATAAATCACACACCCAAAGAGCGTAAAACAAATCCCTTCCTTTTAACTCTTCGTCTCCATGATTTTTCTTCATTTCTAGAAAATCTTCAATATCTGGATGCCAAGGCTCCAAGTAAATAGCAAACGACCCATTTCGTTTTCCCCCGCCTTGGTCAACGTACCGCGCTGTATTATTAAACACTCGAAGCATTGGAACAATGCCATTTGATGAACCATTTGTTCCCTGAATATGTGTTCCCTTTGCTCGAACATTGTGTATATGAAGCCCTATGCCTCCAGCCCATTTTGAAATCATTGCACAATCTTTCAATGTATTGTAAATACCATCCAGACTGTCGTCTTCCATTGCTATTAAATAGCAACTAGACAATTGAGGTCTAGGAGTGCCAGCATTAAACAATGTCGGTGTGGCATGTGTAAAATATTTTTGAGACATTAGGTCATACGTTTCTTTTATTAAAGAAAGAGTGTCGCTATAATGGTCTGTGTTGCAATGAATTCCAATTGCCACACGCAACCACATATGCTGTATTCTTTCAATCGCAAAACCATTTACTTTAAATAAATAGGATCGTTCTAACGTCTTGAACCCAAAATAGTCGATTAAATAGTCTCTGTCATTATCAATAAACTCATCTAGCAAATATTCATTATTTTTAACGTAGTTCCAAAATTCTTCTGATACTAGTGGTTTATTGTTTCCATGCACATCCTTAAATTCATATAATTTCGACATTACATTTGTAAACGATTTTTCCGTATTTTTTTGATGATTTGATATAACAATTCTAGACGCCAGTGTTGCAAAATCCGGGTGTTGTGTGGAAAGTGATGCGCATTGTTCGGCTGCAAGCTCATCTATTTTACTTGTTTCAATTTTATCATACAGTTGGTCAATTACTTTCATTACAAGCAAAGAATAGTTAATTTGAATTCCCACCTCTTGTCCCAATTTTTTAATTCTATTTAATATCTTATCAAACGCGATTACTTCTAATTGCCCATTACGTTTCTTTACACGCATTTCATTTGTGTTGTCCATATTAGTATATTTATTGATATAGTTTTAAACCGATTCTTTTTATTAAATAGTATTTTTATTAAATAGTATACTATTAAATAGTATATTTTATAAAATATATATATATGAACAAAATATTACTAATGACATTTGTATTTTTATTAGCAGTTATTTTGCCATTATATTTTAGTAAAGCCAATTCAGAAGGGTTTTCAGGTTATACTTTAGAAGAAGCTAGCGGTGACGTTCCATCTTCACAAACAAATGTACTAGTTCAAGATACTTATCCTATAACTGGTAGAAATGGTATATCTGACAATGGGGCGGCGAATATTTGGTGGCATTATCCGATTTTCAAGGTTGGGTCTTATGCCCAAATTACAAACAACATGCGATATCCCAATAATCCTGATGAAGGTACGTGCATGCCAGCTAGTATGTGCGGTGCATTATACAAAGAAATTCATCTTAATACGAATTATATATCCCAATTGCCCCCAGTAAATCCTGACTGCGGGACCAGAGTCGGATATTTTGCAACTACCACTAATTTGTTACCATTTAGAACTAATGTGCCAAACATTTTATATTAAAATGATGTGCTTACATTTATTCATCTAACAACATCAATGCCATTGCTGCATAGTTATGTAAATCTATTAATGTATCTCTAATTCCCTCATCCTTTATTAAATTGACCCCATTTTTTGTTATGGACATGACACGTTGTAGTTTATCTTCTATTCGCATCAATACGCCAACAACTCCATATTTGGCGAATGCATCACCATAGTCAATGTTTTTTTTTGTAAATAATTCTAATGCTTCATGTTGAACTGTTTTCATCTGTTCGACTCTATTCATCTGTAATAAATAATATAAATGTATTTCTTTATATTATTTTACAATAAATCGGCGTTAAAACTTAAGTAGACGTAAACGGAATTGTATTTATTTTAATGACATTTAATAAACAGTTAGTTGGCTCTGCCCGCTTAACAGGGAACGCTTCCTTTTTGGGTTTTTTATTTGGCGCACGATGTTCGAATCCAGTTATTCTTTCTTGTGTAATAATTGACCATACCTTTTCAATTTGCTTGACATTTTGTTTAAACCAATCCTTGTTTCGTAAAACTAACACACAACTCATTCTCTCTAGTTTCCAATATATATTTTTTATCCAAACCATTTTTTGTTGTTGATATACTTCAACCATCTCTTCTTCCCATTGATTAATGTCTTCATACTTTGTAATATGCTGCGGTTTGTATAAATAAAAAGGCTTCGATTCGTGTGTATTAAAATACATGATAGACCCTTTGATTTCACCATTTTCTGTTTTTTCATATCCATCGTTTAAAAAACTATTTGTATCAGGATATTCTGTGAATTTAGTTTCTAAAAAATCGCATTCATCTAAATCACATACCTCCATTTGTAGTTGCATTTGTATCCAATATTCTTTTTTTGGTATTCCTGTTATTTCTCTACTCACTACATTTTTAATTTCTAACATTCTGCCGTATCTATCAGAATTAACGTCTACTATTATTCCATCCGGAGAAGCTCCAAGAAATGAATGTACGTTATGAGGAATACACCCAAAATCTTCTACTTTGGTATTATAAAGTTCTTCATATAATATTACAGACAATGGTTCATATTTTTGTCCCCAATGTAATGGTGTATTTAAATTAGCCATTTTAGGTTTATCGTCCTCTTCATTAGATAGTTTAAGAGGTTGACATTTTTCATAAATGAGTTGATTTATAGTAGACTGACTTTCAAATGCTTTGTATGCGTTACTAGCAGTGATTAGATTATGTCTAAATTTATACCATTCGGGAGTTCTTTGAATAGGTTGAGGAATGGAACGCAAATAATCTATTTTTTTGGTAATGGAATCTTGGTCACTTTGTGTTTTTACTTCAATGTCAAAATGTTCAATTGATCTTTCGGGATAAAATGAAGTAATATATATATTAAATACTTCTTCCAGCAATTCATTCATATCATCTTCTAAATTGTCGTCCACAAATATATGGTCTTCAAATTGTGTAGTGAAAATACATGTTAACTCTTCCAATAAAATTTCATTAAAATTAGGTTCGGTCATTATGCACGGATTGTTGCTCATAAATTCTTCCATTAAATGTAAAGCGGTTTCCATCAAATCTAATGTGTATTCTTCTGTAAATATGGATGGTTCGTCCTCGAATATAATAGTTTCTAATACATCTGTTAATTCCTCTAATTCATCAAAATACATGAGTTATTAATGTAATATGGCATTTACTTTTTATATTGATTTTAATTGTCATTGTCGGAAGATGAATCATCTTCAACTGTTTTTGTTGGAACTATAGTTTTATTTTTAATTGTACCATTTGCCTTCTTTGGTGCCAATGATTTCAGCGTTGATAGACGTTTGTCTATATTTTTTAGTGTGAAATGTTTCGTTGCTTTTGTATAACATAGTGCCGGGATTTCTTTGACAACACCCGTTACTTTATCATAAATAACATCTTTTACGCGTTGGAGTTTTTTCCTATCCATTGACTCTTTTAAAAATGCAATCAACATTTTGCCTTCTTCAGTAGTCATTTGATTTTCGTTAACATAAATGGTTACGAAATCAATTAGTTTTTTGGTTTTTATTGTCTTGTTTAATTTACACCATGGTTCATTACTATTATTGGTTTTT